TCAGGGAGCGGCGTTCTCGGCGGTGCCGAAGCAGGCCACGAGGTCGGCGGCACCCGAGCGGCCCGAGCCGCAGATCGGGATGGTCACGGCCGCGCCGCCGTAGCACTTGTCGGCCACGAGGACGCCCTCCTCCACGAACAGCGCCGTGTAGACGTTCTTCACGAGGCCGGTGGAGTCGTACACCGAGTCGAGGTTGATGACCGCGCTGGTGCCCTTGATGAACGAGCCCGCGGGGTACATGAGCAGGTCCACCGTGGCCGGGGGCTTGACGGCGAGCGCGGTGCTCACGTCGATGTCGGCGAGGCCGCGGACGAACTGCACGGCGAGGTTGCGGTCAGAGAACCAGGCGTTGACCTGGGCGTCCGACACCGAGCCGGTGATCTGGCCGTTGCGGCGGGCCAGGTCCTCGCGGACGACCTGGCGGAACCACTTGGGCGCGATGACCTCGACGGTCGCCGAGTCCGACAGGCCGTACTTGGTGCGGATCGACTCCGCGACCCAGGCCAGCGACTCAAGGGTGGAGATCGTCGAGCCCTGGTCGGCGGGCTTCAGCGCGGTGCCCAGCGCCGTCTTGATCGACGAGAGGATGCCCGCGTTGATCTTCAACTCGTGGGCGACGAGCGACTGCTCGATCACGTGGCGCACCAACTCGGGGTACGCGGCGTTCGTGAGGATCGGGGCCTTGATGCAGATGCCGTACGCGTCGAGGCGCTCCTCGGTGAACTGCGGGCACTCGACCTCGTAGCAGGTCTTGTCCGGGGTGCCCGCGATCGCCTGCGTCTCGGTCTGGTGGAAGCCGACGTTGCCGAAGATGTCGGAGAAGTCGGGGCCCTTGGTGTACCGGATGCCGCCGCGGGTGACCTGGATCTCCGGCAGGGAGAGCAGGTCGGACGCCTCAGCGCCGCCGCACAGGTCGTAGATCGACTCGGACGGGGCGCACCAGCCGCCAGCGGCGACCAGGGAGCCGCCCGGGAGGCGGGAGGTGGAGCGGGCCGCGGCGATCAGCGCCTCGTCGTCGCGGAAGTCCGGGTTGTCCTGGGTCAGACCCTCGTACCCGGTCTTGGTGATGACGGCGGTGCCGTAGCGGTTGAACACCTCCCCGTTGGGGCGGCCGGTCGGGAAGGCCCGCATACGCGAGACGGTCGCGGCCACAACCGCGTCCAGACCTTCGAGGGGCTGGCCGGTCGAGAAGCCCGGCACATCAGCAGCGGCGGTGAGGGTGACCACGGACTTCTCCTTCGGGATGATGACTGCGGGGGCGTTGCGAGCGGCGCGCGTGACCGGGCTGTCCACGCTCGCCGCAACCGGCTCGGGCTCCTGCGCCTCCGCCTTGATGATCTCCTCGGCCTCGGCGACGACCTCGGCCTCGGCCTCCGCGGCGGGCTCCTCGACGGGGGCCTCCTCCGCGACAGGCTCCTCGGCGGCCTCGGCCACCGGCTCCTCCTCGACCACGGCCTCCGGCTCGGGCTCATCGGCCACGGCCATCTCGGCGGTCAGGTCGGCGATCTTCGCGGCGCGCTCGGCGCGGGCGCTCAACTCGGCGCGGACCTCGCGGACCAGCGGCGCGATGCGCTCGGCCTCGGCGACGGTCGCCTCGTCGGACTCGGACGAGAGGTTCAGGTCGGCGAACGCCGCAAGCCCCTCGGACTCCAGGGCGGACAGGGCCTCATCGGTCAGGCCGCTCAGACCGGCCTCGGGGAGTTCGTACATCGGTGGCCTCCGTAGCCATGATGGGGGACGGGTGTTCGTCGACCCTCGGCTACGCGAGGCGCGCGGGAGGCTAGGCCGTCACCGCTGCTCTGAGATGGGACCGTAGCACGCCGCCGCCGGGAGGGAGCCAGCGGAGACGGCGCGCTACGGCGTGTCGCGGGCTACGCGGGGACCGCGCGGAACGAGCCGCCGAGGCGGCGCACCAGCGCCTGCGCCTCCGACAGCGTGTTCACGGTGACCCGCGAGCCGTCCGGCTTGATGACCTCAAAGCGGTTCGTGTTCCCGCCGCCCTTGCCGCAATTGCAGCCCACGTCAGACTCCCATCGAAGCCACGCGCTCGGCGCGCAGCGCCCGGACCTCGGCTGCCAGCGCCTCGGCTCGACGCGCCCGATCGGCCTTCGCCGCGGCACGCGCCTCGATCTCGTCGGCGACCGCGGCCACCAGGTCGGCCCCGGCGGTCACCGCGTCCACGACCGGCTCCTCCACCATCCCGGCGGCGACAAGCGATGTCTGGACCCCGCCAGACGCGGCCAAAGCCCGGCGGGGCACCGGGAACCCTGGCACGTTCACGGCGAGCGCCGCCACCAGTTCCAGGTTGCCCCGGATGGAGCGCCAGTCGCCGGACAGCGCCGCGCAGGACAGCCCGCGGGCCTGCTCCGGGGTGACATCCCGCATCGCACCCGCGAACCAGATGCCGTGCTCATCCTCGCCGACGGCGACATCGGCGACAGCGGAGCCGGTGTGGTCGTAGTGGAACGCGGCGGCGCGGGCGTCGTCGGACAGCCCCGCGTGGCCGGTGTTCATCGTGATCTGCCCCACCGGGACGCGCCCGGCGTCGGTCAGGACCGCCCCGGTCGAGAAGTACGCGTACCCGGCGGCGGAGCGCGGCGGCGTCACGCACACGTCGCCCATGCCCACGTGGCACGTCCCCCACAGGGCGAGGTGGCCGAACACGCGGCCGTCCTCCTCGATGGTCAGCGCGGTCGGCGCGTCCAGCCCGGGGTTGTCGAACCACTTGGAGGGCAGCACCGGCATGTCGGTGACGGAGGCGAGGACCACGGCCGGGGCCGCGGACGCGTGCCGCGCGGCGCGACGCCGGTTCTCCGGCGTGTTCGGCGGGTTGCCGGGCTTGCCCAACTCGCCGGGCCAGTACCCGAGGGCGTCGTGGTGCCATTGGGCGACCGTCCGGTTGAGGAACCGCGGCTCGACGTACTTCGCCAGGTGGCGGCGCAGGCGGCGGAAGTCGCCCGGGGTGCCCCACCTGATCTTCGCGTAGCCCTTGTGGCCGGGGACCGTCCAGTAGTCGTGGATGCGCTTGGTGGCGACCGGCTCCGTCACCCAGCCCGGCCCACGCTTGAACGAGTCCAGATCAGCGGCCCAGCCCTCGGGGATCGCGTCCTCGTGGCCGAGCGCCTTCGCCCGCTTCTTGATGTGCGCCTTCGCGGCCTCCGGGTCGGAAGCGCGGCCGATCGCGTGGATCGCGTTGCGGAGGTCCTCCAGGTCGGCGATCGGGTAACTGCCGTCCGGCAATGCCTCGCCGTTCTCGGCCATGCGCTTGCGGGCCTCCGCGTCGTACTCGCGGAACTCCTCGGCGAACGGCAGCGGCTCGTCGGTGAACGCCGGGGCGTCCTCCTCCGGCATCGGCTCGCCAGCGCCGAGCGACACGTACGCCTCGGGGAACGCGGGGATCGCGCACAGCGTCGCCCCGCAGATGCGGCCCTTGGAGAAGGTGACCTCCCCGCCGACCTCATCGCCGTCCTCCTCGACGCTCATCTCCGCGTCGTCCACATCGACGGACACGCCGCGCAGGTGCCCCTCGGCGAGCAGCCCGATCACCTCGTCGGCCTCGGGGGTGTCGGCGAACACGCCGGTCGCCCGCAGCAGGCCGTCGCCGTCGCGCTGGATGTCGGTGATCTGCCCGACGACCACGGACCCGTCGTGCCCGGCCGCGTTCACCTTCTGCCAGGACAGCGGCAGCGGGAGGTCGCGCCAGGTCAGCGCGTCGGAGGCGAACTTGCGGCCGTCGCCGGACGCGATCCCCTCGGGGGCGAGGACGCCGTGCCACGGGGTCGGCTCGTCGGGGAGGGCGTCGTCGTCCCAGCCCGGGTCGTCGTCCAGGCCCTCCAACTCGTCCACAGCCTCGTCCACAGCCTGTGGGGCGTCCTCGGTCACGGGCGCGGCTGCGGTCAGCACGTCGGCCACGGCATCCTCCAGGCGTCGCGGTTGCAGCACGCACCGGCAGTTGATCCACACCGACGGCGGCCCTACTGGCTGTCCAGGGTACTGAACCTCGACCCCGGCGACGGTGAACGGCTCACCCACCAGGCGGGTCACCCCGTCGAGCGGTCTGTGCGTGTCGCGCACGTCCCCGTCGCGCATCGTCACCCACCGCTTCGCGGCGCGGGGATGCGCGGCCAGCGTCGCCGCGTTCACGGCGGCGGTCGCCAGCCACAGCGCGATCCGGTCCACCTGCGCCTCGGTGCCGTCCGGCACCGTCAGGTTGAGGGTGCTGGCGATGCCAGCGAGGAACCGGCGGCGGGCGTCCGGGCCCGTCCCGCCCTCCGAGTCGAACACGTCGTCGAACACGTCCGCGGCGGCGCGCATCAGCGCCTCCGGCGACCCGATCCCATCGGCGACAAGGGGACGCAGGAGGTCCGCGTACACCTCCAACTCGTCGAGGCGCTTGGCGGCGAACTCCTCGATGTCCATGTCAGACCGCCGCGGAATGGGCCCGCAG